AGCCTGTCCGGATTATTCGGATACTCCACAATCGGAATACCGCCAAAACCATTTATTCCAGAATCAATTACTCTACCGCCTTTGATGATGAAATATAAATCATCCGAATAGCACTGATAATACTGCTCGTCATTTTCATCTTTCAGAACTTGGATAGATAGCATATCCGAATCATCCTGTGCCGAATACACGATAATCGTGTTCAGCGGAGGCGGAATATGGATTCTAAATGGCACAACATCTGTTGGCTTTCCTTTCAGTGTTACCTTATAGGCTGTGCCGACAGCACTTTGGAAGTTTCCCAGTTTAATATCTCTGGCCTGACGGTGCGCGTCCTTCATGTAGTCATTCAGCCTGTCCACGGCGTCATTGATTGACTTGTCCGTTTTTCGGCTAACATACTGTATTGGCTCACCATAGGTCTGGCTGGTGCTGAACCGCACAATCTCAAGAGCATGATTCTCACAAGTCCTGTTATTGATGTCGGGGCGCACTTTCTTTTCCCGGTAATGAATCGGCTGGTCGCCCTTATAGTAATCGTATAGATACCGTATCGCCGGCCGATTGTAATTTAAAACAGAAATAGCTTTACCAACAACGCCAACGACATTTTCTTTGGTAATTCTATCGACATTCGTATATGCAATTTTTCTACCAAAATGCCCCTGGCATAAATCTATAAAACTACTTTTGTTCATTCACTTTCACCTTCTCTGGCCAAAAAGTAATTCCACTAGAAGATTTCCTATCCTTTAGTGGTGTGTGTCTAGTTTTCCAGATTACTTTTTCTTTCTCATCATGTGATTTCTGTTTGTTATTTTCCATAATTTTTCCCACGAAAAAACACCCGGAGTTATCCAGGTGCTATACACAGTTTCTTCATTATAAATTCTACCACAGATTTCTATGAAATTTATGAAAGTTGCTTTTACAGTCAATATTTTTTAATCAGGCCCTATACGCATTGCGCCAAAAAGTATAATATAGCAATTTAGCAGCGGCCAACGCAAAGGTGACTTTAAACGGCGTCGAGAACATTAATGGGTTTACAGCCGTATATTCCGACCGGACCGACCGGGCATTCCAGTTACAATATGATTCTGGCGAGATTGCATCAATCGCATTTAACAACACCGGTATCTGGTATGATTTTTATGACGGTCGAAACTGGAAACAGGTTTGGAAGTTTTATAAGCCGTAATCATTTTGTGCTGAAGGCATGTAGGTTCGTAAGGATTGGAACTTGATTGTTATAACCAATAAATCGTACGGTATCACCTTTACGCACAGAAAACCATATAGGCATTGACGAATTGACTGTGACATCATTATTGACCCAAAAAATATTTATCCCATTTATAAGTACATTACAACCCTGAGCTGAACTGTTAAAACCAATGGAACCACAAACTATACAATCATCTGTAGCTGTCCAACTGGTACCGTTAGCAAACCCATCTTTAATTTTTTTGCGGGTATCTATGTATGGTAAATTGCTACATCAGGAGAACCGTTATACATAATAATGCATAAGAATGTGCCTATTATGCTATATATTATCCTGGTTATGGGCCGAGAGTTATTCGGATTATTTATTGTAGTGTATATATTCCTCAATTTTTCTCCTTCCACTCAAAAAAGAACGCCCCTCATTTAAAGGACGTTCTTTTCTTCGCTATGCTTTCACCCTGGCCTGTTCCAGTGCCTGTATTTCTGCCAAAATGCCTCGTAAGCCGGGACTGTCGTTATTCGACTCTTTCATATCATACAGCAACGCAGCCTCAATACATTTCAGTTCCGTGATTGTCAACTTTTCCAAATGTTCCATTACCATAGGAGTGATATCCATCAGGCTACCTCCTGGTTTAAATTCATTTGTGCATTACAATCGGTGATTTGCTCTGCCAGAATTAGAGGAGGTTCGTAACCTTCGATGATGTTAACTGCTATATCACACTGGCTCCTTTTAATAGCCTTATATGTACTAACTCCAAATTGCCGGTATAGCTCACGGTAAATATCACGGTAAAGCCGCTGCCTTAATGAGTGGTCTTTATATGCATTACTGTGTTTACCCCCTAGACACTGCACCCCTTTTTTCTTTACCGCATTGGTAATCCTATCTTCTTCGATTCCAAGAATAGGCATGTCCTGCTTAAACTGCTGTAAATCCTGGTTGACAGCCTCCACTTTCTCATCCACTTCCAGTATGGCCTGATTCTGGAGGCGTAGCTGCTCCGTGGCAGAAAGCTTCCTAACCTTCTCTTTGTATTTCTTCTCAACCTGTATAAAGTAACGGCGTACCTGTTTTCCCTTTGCATTCCGTTCCAACATAGCCATTTCTTTGGCAGTGTCAAGTTTGATAATATGTTCTTTTTTAGGTGTCCCGCCAGACAGTGTCGGAATTTCGACACTGTCAAAATCCTCAGTTTCAATTGCTTCAATATCTGTGAATCTCCTTGATATCCATTCACGGTAATTGCTTCTAACTTCCAACACTTCATGAAGCTCCGTCCCATAAACCACTTTCTCCCCAGTACTTGTCTCATATACTGGTACTAACTCATTTTCGATAACTTTCAGTTCTTTCATAGCAAAAATTCCTCCTTGCAATACTGGTCGGAATCCTCTACAATATTGTTGGGATTCCTATTGTTTATAGGTTTCTAATGGGGAGCAATCACGCAGGTCGCCAAACTTACAGTGATTGCTCTTTTTCTTACTGTGATATCTGGCCAGGTATCATCTGCAATCAATATAGCATATCCCCTTTCTTAGGTCAAACACCCCAAAATCATGTTTTCTTTACTTAAATTCTAATTTTGCTTACTTCTTCATAAAAGGGAAATTTACGGATTTTCGGGGATGATAACAGAAAGCATTAGAGACTCCCTGTCTTTTTCATCGTCCAAGGATAGGGCATGAAGGAGTTCGTCCCAACCATCCCTGGTAAAATCCTCTTTCATGACTGTTACATCTTGAACCTGGGGGGTGAACAGCATATCGCAGCGGATAAATTCTAGTATCTCAATATTGCTGCATTCCTTACAGACTCTGATGGCGGTCTGAACCAAGGCTTTTTGAAATTCGCCTGTCATAAACCCGTTATCCGGAAAATCCATGGTGTCGATTTCTTCACAGGAACTTTCCCGCAAGTTATCTGCCCCGTATCCATGATGTAAGTTATTACAGCAATTTCTATCCGGCTGTCAAAATCGTCCCGGATAATTTTTTCGATTTTATTTTTCATTTTTTCTCCAATCTCTTAATTTCTTGACTTATGGGCTTCACATTTTTCATCTGCCACAACCTTTTCAGCTACTGCATCTGCAATACTCATTTCATCACCTTAATTACTAATTTATCTTGTTACCGCTTCTACAAAATTTTCTTTTGGTATAACATGGCTAGAATAATTATCCATGTAGTCCATATAAGTTTTACTTCCATTTACCATACTCTGGAAAGCATCCATAGCATCTTCTTCCGCATCAAAATCCAAAGAAGCCCTGAATGTTTCACCTCTCTCTGGATATGGATGTCTTGACTTAGAATTCTTGTAAATGCTGTTTACTGCCATTGGATAAAACGCAATGGTAGAGTTTTTCTTATGAA